TGCCTGATCCGCACGATGACCCGACGTGGTCTAAGTCTCACTTTGGCAGACTGACCAACAATTACGGCCATGCGATAGATCCCTACATACGGTATATCGCTATGAACTTGCCTACTGTTATTGAACTGCTAAACCGGATCAATGAGAAGCTAGACAGAGCGGCGAACATCATTAACACAGAACGCTTTTGGTCTGCCGGTATAGCGATTGCGATTACGGGCGGCATCATTGCCAAGAACTTAGGACTGCACGACATTGCCGTTGAGCCTGTCTTTAAACACGCAGTAGATCTTGTGAAGCGCACCCGCGAGCAGAACCATGAAGAGTTCTCACACGTCAATGACTACTTGGGTGGCTTCTTGCAGCAGCACTACCACGACATACTTGTTATCAACAACGAGGCAGACAAACGTACAGGGATTGCAGTTGCCCCCTTGCGGGAACCCAAGGGTAAGGTCGTGGTGCGGTATGAGCCAGATACCAAACGTATATACATCGACGTGCGAGACTGGCGTGCAGCGGTATCCAAAGACTATATCGACTTCGACGGATCGTTGCAGCCCTATAAAAAGAACGGCTCACTCATAGGCATCAAGCGTAAACGTATGCTGAAGGGCACGATTGCTAGCGATGCAAGCGCGGTCAACGCACTAGAGTTTGATAGCTCGAAACTCAACGTGTTCTCTGAAGAGGTGATCCTTGATAAAAGTCTTAGACGTGACGATGACAGTCCCTTGGTCAACGTTTGAGATCGGGATGTCTTTCTTTGTACCCTGCCTAAACATCGACGAGGTGGAGGAAAAAATACGATGGGAGGCTGCTCGTTTCCGATATCAGCTTGTCTGTAAACAAGTTATCGAGCGTGGTATGTATGGATTGCGCTGTTGGCGGATAAAGTGATATAGTCCGCTCGGAATTCTTCACTCTCCTGGCGCTCCTCCCAATTAGTGCTAGGTTACCCCCGGCCCTCTGCCGGGGTTTTTTTAAAGCCCTGCGACTTCTTTGCGTAACGCTGGAATATTGTAGGCACGGAGCAACTCATTCTCCGTCCGTTCAATCTCATCCAATCGATCTTTCTTCTCAGCACCCGTCATTGTGGGATCGTTAGAGATTAGCTTGCGGAAAGCTCGCATCTTCTCCAACTGCTGATCGATCTGATTCATGGACCGCCGCAAGGCAAGCAGATTGATACGGTCATCGTTCAGGTACTCCTGCAATTCTTCTGCACGTCCCTGAGCCTTCAACCCGTTCATGGTGTACACCACCTGCTCAACTTTCTCCCGCAGATCGTAGTACTGCTCTTTGTAGCCGCCTGGGATTTTGTCATACATAAACGTCTTAAAGGCAGGCATCTCGTACAGCCGCTTATCAGGTCTATCGGTAAACAGCATGTTCGACAGATCAAGCACCGTGCCACCTGCAATACCCGTGGTGCCCCGCACAAAATACTCAAGCTTCATCGGAGAGATGCCAGCCAGAGCGCCGATCATCTTTGCAATCTCAGAGGTCGCGTCTGTGAACTGCTGTGCAGGTTCTAACTTCTCCAGCCCCCGTCCAACTATCGGTGTGCCCGTAAAGAATGAGTAGTTCACCAGCAACTCAAGCGCAGGCTTGACAGCTTGGGGTGTCAAGTTAGGCCCACTAAACGCATCAAATGCAGCGGTGCCGATAGCCTTGCGTAGTGCCGCCGCATCCTGCGGACGTTCAGTGCCTTGGCTAGCAACGTAGTTGTACATGCGCTCGGGAATAACTTTGAAGAAGAATCCAACTTCAGGAGCAACTGGTATCTTTACTCCTGTCCCCGGCACGATAAAGTTTTTATCCTTCTCGTAATCCCGCAGCCCTTCGTACTCATCGTCACCACCTACCAACATCGTATAGAGCGTGGCAAGCGTGGCAAGCTTCACACCTGTACCAAGGAACATCTTAAAGGCTTCGCTACGCTCGGTAGCTGCAATCCCACGTCCGGTCATCGTGCGATAGAACACATCCATACCTTGGATGTAGGCGTTCATAAACGGAATGAGTTGGCGCATTAGACCCACCGTCCGGTTTGCGCCTTGCCGTTTGAAGTTGATAACTTCTTGAGCGCGATACCGTGCAAGCAGCACGTCACCATCGGGGAACTGCGGCGACTTAGTTTCTTCTAACGTCTGCTCAAAGACTGCCTTACGCAACGAGGCATCAGAGGCGATGGAGAACGACTCCATGAACGACAGTCCCTTCTCAAGCACAGACCGCTGCCGAATCCCAAACTCTTTCTCAATCTCATCCTTGGCACGTCCAGGCATCAGGTCGTACGCGCCCACAATCCCAAACTTCTCAAGCTGCTGTGTCGTGGCATCACCACGGTACGCACCCACTGCACCTGTTAAGACTTTGGCAGCAACCTCAAACGGATTCTTTACGCCTGATGTCACCGTGGCGCGGTACGCGTCTTGGAATAACTGACTTGCCGCGAACTGGGGGGTAGCTGTGGTCGTGCGCCGTAAGATGTTAGCGAACGCAGTGAAGCTGCTGAGGAGCGGACCCCCCATGCTTTCCACACCCTTAAACGCATAAACATCTGCTATCGACTCATACTCATAGACTTCAGGCTTGCCGTCGCGGTAGATATAGATTGTCTTGTTGGGATCAACTCCAGGCTGTCCTTGGCGTACCTGCCGCGCACCTAACCCGTTGGCTACAAATGCGTCAGTAAGTTGTACCGCAGCATGGTTGCGGATCGCACCGTTAACAAGCCAGAAGGATAGGCCCACCATGTTGTCAAAGATATCGTTGATCTCTTCGGTGCCGCCTCGGATCTCTTTCATCTGCTTGAGATTGGTCAGCCCACGGAAGTACGCTTGAGGACTTGTAGCGATCTTGTCCTCATAATCTTTGATACGGTTCCACGGTACGTAGTCCGCAGCTTCTTTCCACTCAGCAGCTTGCTCTTTACTAAAGCGTCCTGCATCGACACCGGCATCGATTAAGTTGTTCTTGAACGTAGTGAACTCTTTGAACGCAGCCTCTAACTCGGGGAAGTCCTTGAAGGCTTGCATACCTGCTTTGATCTTTGCGTCATCAGGCAGGCCAGAGATACCCAGTTGTGGGTGCTGTTTGAAGTAGTTCGCACGACGAGCAATGAACGCATCGTTTGCTAATCTAAACGCGAGCTGCTGATCGCCTAGCTTGGTGCCAAGCTCCTTGATCTTATCGATAACACCTTGGAAAGAGGCAGTGCCCTTCTCTGCAACCCAGCCTACGGTAGGATCAAGCTTTAACTTACCATCCTTCATCACGGCAACAGCCATCGTATCGGCATGTTCCGCAGCAGTCATAAACACATCAGGACGAATGTTGCCTAACGCATCGCGGATCTTGCCGTTGTACTGGTTGAGCATAGCAAGTTTAGATTCAGCAGCCGCACCCTTGTACGCCACCTGCACACGGAACTTATCGATCTGATCTTGGCGATACGATGGGTCTTGGAAGAACGCTCCAACTTTCTGAAGCGTAGACATCTGCGGACCCTTGGGCTTGGCATTTGTTATACCTGCCATAGCAGCTACCGCTGCTTGTGCTTGCTGCCCCGCTGCCGTTAGTGTGGGTTTTGGGGTGCGGTAAAGCGGCGTATTTGCTTTACCAATATTACCTATAGCCGACTTAACTTGAGTTCCTCTACCAAGTGCGTAGATATCGCTGTAGTGGGAATATTTCTTCTCTTTGTCTACGCGGTAAGCTTCTGAGGCCATAGGGCCAATATCAACAACCTGCCTAGCCACAAGAACTTCTCCCGGAGCAAGGGATCTTGCGCGGCGATCAAACCCTATCTTGTCAAAACTACGTCCGTAACGATCTACAGTTACAGGAAACTCAATTAGCTTATCTGCTTTAACGTAAATCGGGACAATAGAACCTGGAATATTGTGGTGCTCGTCGGGCATCCCATATGTGGCAGCGACATCTGGACTGTCTGATACAAAAACATTGTAGCCTTCCCTTGGTTCAGCGTTAATTGCACCTTCTTTGTTACCTTGTACCCCACGGTACAGAACTAACGGCTCACCATTTTTATCGACTACCTTACTATCACCAAACCATTTCTTAAACGCACTTGTTTCTGGGGTGCGGTAAAGCGGCACCTCTCTATCTGAGACATTTTTATAACCTTGCGTAGGGGTGCCCGTTTGCACAAACATACGTGCTTCGGCAACAATGTCTAGCACCTCTGTATCTGAAATCAAGTCTGCTTTTTTACCAAACAGCTTTCTGAGCGCGTTACGGAAAAACCTGATTATCTGATTACCAAGACTCTTGTCGGCTTTGCTTGGATTGGGTTTAATGTTTCTTTCTGCGACTTCGGCTAAAAACTCTTCAACAGCTACCTCTTTGGTAAGTTTTGGATTAGCCTCCATCTTTTCTTTTGCAGCTTCACGTACCTGTTCGTTACCGTTATACAGGTTGTTCATCACTCGGGTGTAGCTGTCCCCAAGAAGCGAACGCATACCGTAATGACCTACGGTTTCATGTAAAACTGTTTGGAAAAGATCTAACTCATTCTTAAGATTAGATGCTATAACGAATACATGCCCTGTGACTGGATCAAACAATCCAGGTTGAATATCTGTACCTTCGCGTAATCGCTTCGGTAGATCGGCAGGTGTGTTGACAACATCAATGACAGGCGCGTTTTTCCAACCGTCTACAATTTGAGCAACATACTCTTCAACGATTGCAGGGTCCATACCCGCAGCTTGTTCTTCAGACCGTTGGGTGCGGTACAGCGTACCGGGAATTTTTACTTTTCCTGCGCCTTCTCTACGCACCGTGGCTTTTGCTTCTTTATCCAAGGCACGTTGTTCTTCAGGAGTAAGCGCAACTCCCTCGATAACTCCTTCGCCTACGGCGGCAGTGCCCTTTAGAATCTGACGTGCTTGGTTGATGTTCTCCGGTGTCGGATTAGCCAGTAAATCTTCAATAGGCTTCGCATCAGCAAGCTCCATTGTCCCCTTCTCTACCCTGCGCTGATACTGCCTGCGAAGGGCTTCTACTTCAGGATTTACTGGAGCGGGCTGTTCTCTTTCTGCCACATCACGTGGCTCAGCGCGTAGTGCAGGTTCGCCCACTCCAGTTGTGACAGGTGCTTGAGGTCCGGGGGCAGCGACGGCAGCTCCTTGGTCAGGTACAGAAACGCTTGGCTCACTTGCTCCGGCGACAGGTTGCTTAGGTTGTTTGACACGTTGTTTTCTCCTTGGAGCTAACGGTAACTCCATTTGCTCAAAGAATATAGGACTATCTAGAAAGTTCTCAACCTTCTTAACAATCCCAGGACTACGATTAGGGTCTGAAGCAAATGATTCTAGACGTTCCTTCACAAACCTGCGGTCTTCAGGGTTTGATAAATCTTTGCCCAACAACTCACTTCGCAACTTCTTGTTAGTTGCGGCAACTCCCATCGTATGAAAGTCCTGCTCCGTTACAGGACGAGTTTCCGGTGCAGCAGGTTGCTCCTGCACTTTCATCTTAGGTTGTTCGATGTCCGTACGCTGAAGCGTTAATGGAAACCTAGTTACCTTTTGCTGTGATAAGTCTAAGGCAGGGGTGGGCTTAGCCGCTTCCTCTTGATACTGATCACGCTCTAAGAACTTAACCCGCATCATGTCTGCTTGGGTTACGGGTTCTCCTGCTGCGATCTTGTCACGAATACCTTGCACACGCTGTTCTTCCAGCATGCGTTGTTGCTGCTCGTTCAGACGTGGAGCTGCGGCTTCCTCACCAATCACGGTCCCTGTATCTGGCCGGTACTCAGTTTTAGTAACTTGTCCAACACGATCACCGATACTGGGCAACGGAGCTTCAAAATCTAATTGTGGTTCTCCAGTGCCAGGACGTGCGCCTTCTGCTGCACCTAGCGTACTTTTTACAGCTTCAATCTGAGTCTTTAATTCGTTGAGCGGTTTCGCAAGTGCTACGGCTTGGTCATAGATCTGCTGTTTTTTAACAGGATCAGTCTCACGTTGAAACGCTGCTGCAAGTCTTTCGTTCTCTCGCTGGTAAAGATCAAATTCATCTCTTAATTTAAACAGACGATCTTGAGCCTCACGTGTCGATTGTGCCGTGCGTTGGATGTTTTCTTCTGTAAAAAGATCTTGCTGTGTGGCAGTCTCGGGTACACCCCGTGCAGGGGCAAATGTCGTAGGTGCCGTAGGCGCAGCAGGGGTAGTTACAGCAGGTTGTTCTTCTACCGCAGGGGTAGTTGGTTGTGCAGGTGTAGCCGCAGTTTTCGCTCTACGTCCAAGCGCAACATCCAAAAGACCTTGCGCCAATGCACCAACAGCACCACCATACGCAGCCTGTTCGCCTAGTCCCTCAATAAGTTGTTGCTCAGGTTTATACACGCCACGGGCAATCAGGTTTTGTGCAAGCCCAGCAGCAGCTTCTTGTGCGGCTTCTTCACCGCCAGCCATAGCAACCCGCTTAATACGATTAGCCGCGCTTAATACTTCGCCTTCAGGGATACGCGATAAGATTCTGAACGGGGCAAACAACTCAGATAAACCGACGACCGCACCGAGCCCTGTGGATAGAGACTGCTGCCCAGGAGTCGCACCTTCTTGTTGTGCACGTGTTAACGCTTCACCAGCACCAGACCCCGTAGCAAGTGCACCTGCTCCAACGCGACCCGCAACACCGAGGGCACCGAGACCAAATAATGGTCCAAACGAACCTACCGCTTCGCCAAACTTACGACCTACTGACTCTTCGTATCCAGCTTCAGGTGCAAATGGTTTCTTCGCTGCGGCAGCAACCCCACGAATAGCTTCCTGTGCACCAGCTTCATACTGGTCAGGTAAGAGCGCAGACGCACCAACAGCAGCTTGCTCAACAAGCCCAATCGCTCCAGGCACTATACCTTTGACGGCTTCCTTGAGTTGCCCGCCAATCGTAGGCTCAAAAGATAAGTGCTTAACAATCTCTTCGTCAGAGTATCCCTCGTTACGCGCTCCAACAAGATTGAATTTACGTTTACCAGCAAGATACTCGGCTATCTCTGAGTAGCTATAACCTTCCTGCAATGCACGTCGGACATCAAAGGCCATCGAAGTCCCCTGTTAACTACCAAACGTTGATAGAGGCGCCCTGTTTGCTGGGGTTTTAGATGGTGTCGCTTCCGCACCACCTTCGGACAATCGCATATATTCCTTAGCCAATCGTGATAATTCAGCAGGGGTTGCCCGAAGATTTCTTGGGTCAGCGGATACAAGCTTCATAGCTTCTTCGTATGTGAGTTTGCCCATCTTGTTCTGACCAATAAACGATTCGGCAAGTTGTCTATCTTTAGGATCACTACTACGGAATAAATCTCGCAACTCTGAGAGTTGTGAAGGTCTACTAGCACCTATCCTTGCCGCTGCTAGCTGCGTTCTACCTTGTTCTTTGGTGCGTTCCATAGCCGCAGCGTCTTGTGCCTTCTGCGTATATAGACCCATTTCACCTTCGTACATAATCCCGGCAAGTCTATCAACACGCAGGTTGTATTTATCCAGAGCGTTGTCGCGCCGTTCAATAGCTTTATCCAAACGTGCTTGATCTGCTTTCGTAAACTCTGCGGCTTCTTTGTTCTGGAGGGTACGGATCTGACGCTCTTGCAACTTGTAATCACGCTCAAGCTTATCAAGCTCTTTAATATCCTGTGCGTAACCTTTTACGGCACCCTCAGCACCCTTACCGATATTGACAAACGCATGTGGGGATGCGCCGCCGAGAATAGCTAACCCTGCTTCAAGCACTCGCATATTGGCAGCTTCTTTCCGTTTTTGCGGAACTGCTTCGATATCTTTGCGGTTTTCAGCAACCATATCTTTGAGAAGATTGAAGTCATAGCCTTCATCAGTAAGCTGTTTTACCCGCTCACTTCTGATCTGCGAAAGCCCAGGAACCACCGGAATATCTTTGCCTCCTTCTGCTTGTAACGTACCTTCTGCGGCAGAGCGTGCAGCAGACAACATGGGCACAGGTCCAAGATCAGCAGGTTTTGCAGGAACAGCAGCCGGTGCTGCGGGTGCAGCAGCAGCAGGAACTTTCGGGGGTGGCGGTTTATTAGCCGCAGCTTGCGCTTCTGCCTCAGCTTGTTGCGCCGCAGCTTGCGGGAATGTTTCTTGAGGCGGTTTATTTGCAATAGCAACACGCTTAGCCTCTTCAGGCTTCATTGCGTTAATTTGTTCTTGCGTATACCCCAACGCATATAGACGTTTAAGTACTGCTAATGTTTCTGCTTCATTAACATTTAGGTCATCCATACCAAACAACGCTTGTGCCCCAGGAACCATCCTTCCTAAAAAGCTCAACCCACGAGAGAACATCGATGGTGTCGCAGCAGCAGGTGTTGCCGCTGCGCTTGGAAACGCTTGCGCGAATGTCGTGCCAGTAGGTCTTGGAGCACCACTAAGTCTTGGTTTAGGTTGCCCAAATCGATCTAGTTCAGGAAATAACTCCATCTGACCGCCCGGAGCAAACCGCTGCACATCGCCACCACCGGCAAATGCAACCATGCCGCCATCAGCATAGTCAAACATGTTGTCAGGGATAGGTATACCGTCAAGACCGCGCTCCATCGCAGGTGATGGCACTTGGTTGTTACTAACAGCAACTTGACCGCCGTAGGCCATACGCACTGGGGGTTGTTGCGGCGCGGCTTGGGGAGCCATAGCAGACATGCCCATTGGTTGTGGGGGAGGTGCCATACCAGCATCTTGAGCAACCGTCGTGCCGGAAGGAGGTTGAACGTTTGCTGCGACGATCCGCTGGATCATCATCATTGCCATCAACGCTTTGGTTGGGTCCACTTTACCCGCAGCAGCATCCATCTTCAAACGCTGCATGTTTGAACCATACGTGGCAACGAGATCGCCTACTGAGCGATCCGCAGTTTTATTAAGGACTTTATCTAAGGTCTGAAGGCTCATCCTTTACCCCCGCCAAGCATGTTGTACAGTCCGATCCCTGTCAAGCCCAAGCCAGTCAGTTGACTAGCAAAACTTGGGGGAGGTGCGGTTGCCGTTTGTGTCGAAGATTGAAGTGGAATACCACGTAGTAAGTTAGAGAGTTGACCCACCTGAGTCATACCGTACTGCGCTTGATCGGTAAGGAAACCACGCTCAGCGTCAAGCTGCTGCTGTTGGATAGCTCGTTGGAGATCACCAAATGCACCCTGAGTCTTCGTGAGATCAAGCTGACCAGCAAGTTGTTGAGTACCAAGCTGACCAAACGTACCTGCCAACCCACCAAGCCCTTGTGCTGCACCGAGTCTAAGCTGATTGGCCTGCTGCTGTGCAGCTTGATTAGCCATTTGTGCTTGGAGATTCTGCTGACCTACCGACATTTGTGCAGCACGATCACGTTCAAACTGTTGTTGTGCTTGCTCGTAAGCAGACTGCAAACCCTTGGCTTGAATATCAGATAGCGTTGATTGCAGTCCAGCTTCACGCTGCCCTTGGAGAAGTGTTTGTCTAGCCCCACCGTAAGTGCCTTGACGCGCCGCAGCAAGGTTCTGTCCTAACTGCGCTTCCCTTGCGGCCTTGATTGCAGCAGCCTGTTGACGATCAACAACATTCTGCATGTAAGGGGACATGTACCCCTTAGCTTCTTCAGACGTAAACTGCCTAGCTGCTTCTGGGCCTAGAACCCCAAGAGCTTGTGCGTTTTGCAGTGCTTGTAATCCTGCCGCAGATTGTTGCCCTGCTTCGGTAGCTAACCCATACTGCCCAGGGAGCTGCATCCCACTAAGTTGTTGCCCGACGTATTGTTGGAAGGGAGAAAGCCCTGCAATACCTTGAGCACCTGCAAGCCCTGCCTCGATGACAGGCTTGTACATATCTGTGTAGGCAGCCGCACCGATAAGTCCACTCGGTCTTTCGGCGGTTTGTCGGTAAATTTCCGCAGTTCCGCGAGGGATAAGCCCCGTACCCGAAGTCGTATAAAACGACTCAAGGATCTTTGGTATTTCGGCTGCGGTGGTGATTGTTTGTGTAGTGCTCATAGCTCTTCCTTCAAGCAGGCATCAAACGGCCCATGTCTACTTCGGGCGGTTGTCTTGTTGTGCCATGCCGAGCTTTCCTAACTCGGTCCATCATGGCGTAAAGTTTCTTAGACCCAGCGTTGCTGGAGCCATTACCAAGATCTGCAACAACGTCGGCAGGGATCACAAACTCACCATCGGCAAGACGAGCCTCTTGAATACCCTCGATGGTAGCAGGTACGCTATCACTCATGCCATCCCCCGCACCGTTAATTGTGCGTGGTTCATTTGCAGAACCCGTGGCACCACCCGCAGCAAGTGCGCCTATTCCAGCCATACCACCAGAAGCCCCTCTGACTGGCACACGACCAAGCGTTTCGGCAAACAACTGTGCTCCTAGACGCTTCTTGCGATCTTCTTCCTCTTGCTGCGCTGCAATAGCTTGTGCAGCTTTATCGCCTTCAGACACCATTGCCGCTGAACTTACTGCCATCGGCAGCGCGTACATTGTGTCTATAGGTTTATCAAGCACGGTCTGGGCTTTTTCTAGACTTGGGGATATCTTAGCTTTGATAGTGTCTAGCGCAGAAGGTTCCGTAACTGGAGGTGTGCCAGGAGAAGCATTAAAAGAACCTAAGTCGGACGTAGGCATACTCGGGGTCATTATTTCTTTTGCGAAGTCCGAAGGCACTGTTGACGAAGCCTCAAACGAAGGCGTACTTGGAAAATCCATCATTGATGTTCCATACCCTTGCGGTGCTTGAAACATTGCACTGCCGCCCATGACGTTAGGATCTGTTACGGCTTTTGCGGTATCAATCGCTGCTTGTGGTGCTACTGCCTCTGCACCTGTGGGTGCGGCTCCACTTGTAAGTCCGAGGTTCTGTGCTGCACTGCCAATACCGTAAGACATCAAGCCTGACATCAGACCGCGTTTAAAGTCAAAGCCTTTCTGCCCACCAAGCCCACCAGCAACACCAGAAATTAGTGCTTTAGCAGCAAGTCCTAGCCCAGGAACAAACGGCACGACAAAAGGCGCAACCTTAGCCACACCCTTTAATATCTTTCTCCAACTGAAATACTCAGGTAACCCTGTCTCTGGGTTAATAGTACCCGCGCCCCCTGCGGCTTGTAGCATCTGAGCTTCTTCAGGACTAATGTGGGCCAGCATCGTGTCACCGAACCGGCCTTTCTGTGCCATCTCTTGAGCGTAACCCTTCATGGCAATACTGCCTAACCCACGACCAACATCACCGCCCTCTGCAAAGTAGTATGGGTTATAGGTACGAATATCACTTGTTGCTGGCCCTCTTGCTTCAATACGCCCAAACTGACTGGGAGAATATCCGTAGGAGTCAGCAACTCTCGATAAGAGATCAATATAGTCTCTATCAGTACGCCCTTGGCGAATCGCTAAGTTTTGTAAATCAATAAGATCAGACAGCCCTGTACGAATTTTGCCTTTCTCTGCGGCTTCCAACGCTTTATTAAAAACAACATTACGTGGCACGCTCAACGTACCTGCAACCGATGGGGTTGAGATACCAAAATCAGCAAGGGTGTAAGCTACATCCCCACCTTTGTCATAGTGAATAGTTCCACCTTCAGCAAACACATCACGAGTCTGCCCAGGAATCGATGGCGAAACAATATCTATACCGTAAGCACCCGAACCACCTTTTACACCTCCAGCACCGGCTAAGGCTGGGTTTTCTTTGTAGTCAGGAACAGTCCTAATTGGTATATCCGATACCTTACCAAATTCTCTTCGGAACGACACGCTTGGACCCACACGAGGCTGCGCCAAAGCAAGCAACCCAGCACGCGGTTCAACAGCAGCTTGTAATTGATTAGGTGCTATAAATTGCCCTGCTGGGAGTGCTCTATTAATAAGTCCTAGAGTCTCGGTCGGGTTTAACCCAAGGTTACGTGCAAACTGCAACCCACGAGTAATGTTGTCTTCAATATCAGTGGCACCTGCAACCCCATCGGGAAACGCGTACCGCATAAATGCTTCTTCTCGCGTAGGCGCACGCTCTGGTGTGTATGTTGGTGCAACCCCCGGACTACCTGCTTTGGTCGGCATTAAAAGTGGGTTTGTATATGTACCTGCTATACGCAACTGAGGCGCAGCTTTAGAGAAGTCGTATTTGCTTAACGTGTTAAGCGGTGACAAGTCTGTGCCGGGGGGTAGCCCCATAGCATCAAACCGTTGTTGCATGATTGCGTTTAGCCCTGCACTAGAAGTATTTTGCTGAGCTTGGTTAGCGGCAGCTTTATCTGCTGAGGCTTTATCTGCTGCGGCTTTAGCATCTGCTGCGGCTTTAGCATCTGCTGCGGCTTTAGCATCTGCTGCGGCTTTATCTGCTGCGGTATCTGTTACTGTAGTTGTGCCGCCTGTAGTTGTAGCATTAATTATATCTTGAGCTGTACCACCGCTAGGTAAATTGGTAAGGCTATCAACAAGAAGTTTTTCTTCTGGTGTGTAAGTTCCACTACCAGGAATACCTTCAATACCCGTACTAAAAAAATCTTTTAGTTTTTCAGGTGGTATTTTACTGTTTATAAACCAATCTACCTGTTGCTGGGGGGTCATGAAGTTCCAAGCGGCTGGTAAATTAACTCCTAGTCCAGAAGCCGTACTTCTTATTGCAGCGTTTATTGCTAGTTGATTTTCGTAAGCATCTCTGCTAGCCGCTGTGTTAAACACCATGCCATCTTTGGCTGTGAATGTAGTAGCCATTATCTACCTCAATCCGTTAGATCATAGAAAGACAAAGCCCCTATGATGTCGTCCGTGTACTGCCCTTTATTTCCGTAAAACGTAGCCATAATTCATCTACTAAGCAATGGTGACAGTGGGTGCATACCCAGCTAGAGATACGCTTCTGGTTGGGGGCACAATAAATGAATTTGGCAAAGCAGCCACCCAAGACAACGTTGCAATTACAGACGGTATAGCTGGTCTATCAGGACTAGATGTTGACGGTAGAGTTTGAATGCTAACAGCAGTATTGTCTGTGCGCCACATAATCTCTATGTAGTCTCTAGCATTTAAAGCTGTAAAAAAATTCAATGCTGCAATCAAATGCCCGTCAATCGAGCCATGTTTATTAGGAACTGAGTACCTAGAATTAGAATTATCTATATTAGTACCATTTTTCCGAAACCAAATATCTATGTCATGTATCTGAGAATCAGTGTTAACTAACTGAATACTAAACTGAAGGTTGTACAGTCCGTTTATATACGGTGTAATTCTTGAATTGTTCTCTACAAAGACTCCAAGAGAATAATCAGTAGTATTAAAGGTCACCGGATAAGCTTCTGTTGTGCTGACTGCAACCTGATCTGTACTATCTTGAAACGCCCCATACGGTACGGATAAACCACTACCAAACCCAGAGATCGCTGTACCGGTAATGCCTGTGCCAGAGAACGTACCACCAATAAACTGATTTGCTCTATACGAATCGGCTTCGTTAGGAGTTAGTGAATCCAGTCGGTTAAAGTACAACCGCAACGCCCGTATAAGTTCATTCTGCTGCCTGACATCGTACTGAGGCGGCGGGAGCGGTAGCGCAGGAGCACGAAACCCAATAATCGCCATCGTTATCTCTTACCATCCGGGCGCACATCGAGACGGAGCGAACCAAGCTGCCACTGCACCCCAAGATCTGTAGACGCTACCTTTAAGGCCATCTGCCTTCCACGCGCACGGATGAATACCTGCTCGGTGTATTGGTTAATTGTCGCAATGTTGGAGACAACGCTTTGAGTATCTGACGCCGTGTTTGCGTATGCACTTCCTGAGAACCTCTTTGGACGTATCGTCATCGTTACCGATGGGTCATCTCTTGTCGATTCCGTGAAGTTAAAGTCTGGTAGCAACCGACGGGTAAGCATGAACTGCTCACCATCCCCCAAGTCAAAGTCGGATGACTGGATGTATGACTCCATAGGCGCGTCGTCATCGTTAATCCCAAGCTCATGCTCAAAGATATTGCCCGTAGTCTCACCCTCCAGCGTACGGCAAGCTAGCGGATTACCCCGAATCGCAGTATCTAACCATGCTGTACGTACGATGTTGCCGTAGTACCAAGCGTTTTCTAAATGATTAAAGATGACGTAACGATTGTTCCAAGTTGAATCTTCGCTTGGGTAGAACCACCAAATCTCAGTAAACCCTTCGTTTGTACCGCACACCACTTGGTCGGCTTGGTTGAAGTTAAAGTCCTGAAACACATACTGTCGCAACGTACAAGGCAGTGTCTGCACCTGACCTGAATAGACGTAAAACTTATCCTGTCCCATCCAGTATGTGACGTTGTTTGCAGTGGCTACAGCTCGCGGCCCCATGATTGAGATGTTGTCGGCAAGTTCCTGTAGCGCAAAAACATCCGTCGTACCGGTGTATTGCAAAGAGTACAAGCTTGAGTTTGTCCACACCAAGATCTCCTGGCGTGTTGCTAGCCCACGAACAATCTTAGAGCCACGCGATACTCGTATAAACCCAGCAGACGTAACCGTAGAAGGTGTCCAGTTTTGCGGCTCATCTTGACTCGACCACCGAATAAGGAGCGGATCAAAATCTGTAGTCGTACCGCCGTAAGGCTGGCACCCCAAGGCCAAAACGTGTTTGTTATCCTGTGCGACCAAGGTCTGCATAGCAGCGTTAGGCACATCACTTGCCCCTGTGAGCGAGGACAGTAAGACAGCGCGTGTACTGAGTGCCGTTGTTGGGTTAGTAAGTGAGCCTCGTTCCCAGTAATAGATAGCACCGTTTCGGATGTTCAGAATGAGATCGTTGTCTAAGTTATCTAGCCACCAATCACGCTGCTGCAAACTAATTGGCTGATCCGCCCCTAAACCCCACCCAAAATTACCGTTCCACGTACCAGCACCCCAACCATAACCAAACGTTGTGGCTGCATACCCAGGGTGAATCTGGCAGGCGATTGATATGGCTGTACCCCCTTGATTGGAGGTTGTTGACGTAGCTGCTGTCGTTACCGTGATCGTAAAATTATCTGCATCAACCCTAGTAACTTCATGTTCGGCATTGATCTCTGTAATAGGAATCCCACCAATAGCTGATGGAGACCCAGAGCCTGTTACTCCTGAGATCGTTACGTAGTCGCCCGTTTCGCAGCCATGCCCTACGACATTTATGTTAACAACTCTGGACGTGTTAGTTGTATCGACACAGTTGTTTGTTGCTGGTGACGTTAAGGTAGTGCGTAGTGGTGTGATGTCGTAAAACGTACCTGCAACTTCGATATAGGCTTTGACGTTGGTGCCAAGAGCTAACAAGTTGTCGTTGTATGAAGTGATCCAATTCCACATCTGTCGGCACGTGCCGATAAATGTGTTGGGCGTTGTCTTTTGCCACCCGCCTAGTTTTTGGGGGTATCCTGAAAAGAACCGAATCTTGTCGCATTCATACCAACCACCCTCACCGGAATAGCTAGTTTGATCTCGGTTGATCCCTGGTCGAAAATTGAGCTTGAGGAAAGGCATCTATCACCTCATCAAGGCAGCTTCTGCTGCACGGCGGCGCGTGAGACCGGGGAGAACTCTACCAGCAGCTTTGTTCCAGAGCATACATTGGTCTGCTGCACCATCCCAGTCTCCCGCATCAATCCGTTTTTTAAACGTGGAAACCCGATAGTTCCCTAGGCCACAATTGTAGACCCAGCTAGTCACGGCGGCAATGCGTCGGGGCAACGCAGTCTGTATTTTGGGGGAAAGCTTTACCAAACCTCGGACAAAATACTCCACATGATGGTCCAAGGCATCTTCACATTGCTGCATCGTCCAGATTGTGCCGGGATTAATATCGGGGCCGGTTGCACCCCAACCGATTGTCCAAGGATGTCCACGGGTTCCGGGGTCTGGGTAAGCTTGAACTCGTCCATCAGGCAAACGCTTTGCCAAGCCCTCGAAAGGCTTGATTAGTACATCCTTGCAAAGCTTCTTAGCCTCATTCACGATTTGTTGTATTTCTCTATAGACCGTCCTACAAACCAGAACGTTAACATCATGTTCAGCATGGCGAAGTCATCCTCGTCATAGCTCTTGGTCAAGACTTCAGCCCAGTTAGCGTTAGTCTGAAACGCAATCGTTAACCCCGCGACTTTAACAGCCACATATACGCCAAATGCAATCCAAGTAAGACCGGGGCGTGTAATAGCAGTAATGAAACTTGCAAGCCATCCTGCCTCTTTAGCAGTCTGAGCCTGTTCTTTAAACGCCTCTTTAATCGTGTCCATCTGCTGGATAGAGTAGTCAACATACTTCTCCTCCATCTTAAATTCACCGCGCATCTTCTCCAGATCGGTCTGGAGTTGAAACATGGATAGCTCATGGGCGCGTTCGTTCTTTTTGTCCAAGAACTTTAGGACTTCAGGGGCAAGCCTGAACAAGCCCCCGAAGATAGACCCTAAAAGACCGCCAGAGAGAAGCTCAAACATAATTACCCCTTAGCCGTCACAATGTCGGCACCCTTCTTGACTGTGACTTTGGAGCCTTCAACATCGACCTGCATGGGTGGCTCGGCACGATCAAGCTTGTCCAAACGGGTGATGAGATCCTTAATGACTTCAAACTCAGGCTTTTCTTGCTTCGGTGCAGTGCCAGCAATCCCGTTCAGCATTTGAATAAGTGCAGTAAGTGAAGCACCAAGAAGACCCATAACAGCGGCGATCTTTTCGCCTTCTAGAAATAAAGATGCGCCAACGCCCACGAGCACAATCAAAAAGATGTACAGCAGTCCATCTTCGCCAATCGCTTTACCAGCAACTTCTTTGGCAGAGTCTTGGGCCTTTAGCTCTTCAAGCCGTATCTTGGCTTGCGCTTTTAGGACTGCTAGCTCGTGGGTTTTGTCATCCATCATGCGGCCATCGGTGCTACTTCATCCCAAGCTTGAGTGCCTTCATTCCAGCTATACATCTTGCCGTCAGTAGGCATGGGGATCGGTGCTTTCCACTGGCAGGTGTTTTCATCAAGCACCCATGAATTAAAAGGCTTGGGCGGTACAAAAGCGTTACGCGCTTCATCCCAGTCGTAGCCAATGCCAGCATAGTTTTTTCGGAAGTTGCCGTTATAAGACGTTTGCTTCCACACACCGCCAAAAAGCTTCTCGCAGAAGGCTGCGCCAATGTGCTCTTTTTCAACGCCCAGAGCATCTGCTGTGTCCTTGTTATCAACCACAATGACACGCTTTACTTTTCCAAACTGATCGATCTCGGCAAAATGTGCCATGACAAACTCCTTATAAATTACACACCAACTTTTAAGCCTGTTAGTTCCATCTCATCACCAATCGTACCCATCGGGAAGGTGTTAAAAGACAGACTGATGCGGGTATCACTACCCTGCACATTCGGCACCATATGTTCCAATGACGAGGGGAATAAAATCAAGCGCCCTGTCACTGCTTCAAACCACCAAGACTCTGAGTTATACGGATTGAAGTCCTCGGCTGGTAATTTGATCTGCTGCCAACCACTGCGATAAAAATAGATACGGTCATCAGGATTGGTCTTGGCATAAAACACGCCGCTGATAAAGCTATTGGGGTGAGCATGTTTGTGGTGAAACTGTCCTTGCTGGGTGTAGTTCAACCAGCTTTGCGTCATGCGTAGATCGGCATTGTGCTTAGGGTTTGTGGTGGCCTTGAAGTACACCTGAAGGCTTTCATTCATAAACTGCTTAAGATTCACAAGCGTAGCAGTCTCAAGGATGTTGTTGTTTATTGAGGTGCGATTTCCCGTATTGCTGCGGGTTTCTTGGCCTTCAATGAAAGCAAGCTCGACCTCGGTCAGGTCTCTGCCAAGGTCAAAGAACCCCACTGGGATGGGAAATAGGTTGTGGATGTTCATCCGTTGATAGCCTTTTGGATCATGTCATTTTGGCCTTTGATGGCAGCGTATTGCTCAGGCAACCAGACGGTCTGAATGGAATCTTCAAATGCACGGATCTTGTCAATCGTTGCAAAAACTTCTTCTATCGTTGGGCATGGTCGTGGATCTTCCCATCTCGTAAACATCGTGTTTGAGATTTCCCATTTAGCACCCGGACGCAGCAACTCCATTGCCGTGTCAATACCAACCATACGATAGATCTTTTCTTGCATAAATTAGCTCCATGTGATTATTACGATACCTGAACCGCCTGCGCCACCAGAAGTATTATTTGGTGCTGGGCCTCCTGCCGCACCTTCTCCACCATTCCCCGTATTAGATGTTCCAGCAGCTCCATTTGTACCGGGAGAGCGATCACCGCCCTTTCCGCCAGCCGAATAAGTTACTGATGAGCCTGAATACGAAGATGATGTGCCAGAACCGCCATTTGATCCTGTATTAATCTGCGTGCCGCCTACATCAACCCCAGCCGAAGAAGACCCGCCCCCTCCGGCCCCGACTTGTCCGCTTCCATTTCCTAAATTATCACCGCCTTTACTACCTTGGCTTGGGTTTACAGAAGGCGTATTGCCAGCGCCGCCCGGAGATGTCACACCATTACCATCAGGGCCACCGCCACCACTACCTCCAGCGGCTGCGGCTGTATTGGCACTGCTTGTCCAACCTCCCCCGCCACCTCCACCGGCTGATGTAATCGTAGAAAAAACAGAATTACTTCCAGAACTACCCGTGGCTGCAATTCCTCCTCGGCCACCTGCACCTACGGTAATCGTATAGCTTGTTCCCCCGGTAACACTTAATCCTGTGCCAGTTCTAAAACCACCAGCACCTCCACCTCCGGCACCCCTTTGTCCGGCATTTGCTCCGCCTCCGCCACCCCCACCCCCAACCACGAGGTAGTTAACCGAAGTCACGCCAGCCGGGGCAGTCCATGTGGACGATCCTGTGAAGATTGCAGGGCTTGTTGTGGCACCACGAGTGTATTTGAGGATGACAACGCCTGAGCCGCCTGTACCGCCATTGCCGGTATTAGGATTTGATAAAGCACCGCCACCACCACCCCCTCCAGTATTGGCTGTGCCATTAGAGCCGGGGATTCCGCCATTTCCTCCACCTCCAGTGCCACCAGTTCCATATGGAACTTCTTCTTTACCTCCACCCCCACCGCCAGCATAAGTTACAGAAGAACCAGAGATAGAGTTAGCAGTTCCAGCGCCACCATTACCACCGGCAGACCCGGAACCGTTAGCTCCAGTCGCGCTGGCACCGCCACCACCACCACTACCAAACTGAGATGTCGTGACTCCTGACCCACCGTTATTACCTTGGCTTGGAGAGGTGCTAGGAGTGTTGCCAGCACCGCCAGAACCGGCAGTGCTAGCCCCAGAAGAGCCGCCCCCACCAGAACCACCTGCGCTTCCCGTGCTGCCGTTACCGCCGGGAGTAGAGCCACCCCCACCACCACCTGTAGAGGTAATTGTGCTAAAAACTGAATCTGATCCATTACTGCCGTTTGCTGCTCCAGTAGAACCCGCCCCACCCGAGCCGACAGTTATCGTATAAGTAGTACCTGCCGTAACACTTAATCCTGTACCCGCTCTAAAGCCCCCGGCACCACCACCCCCGCCAACACGATACCCACCACCACCCCCACCAGCAACCACTAAGTAATCAACTGATGTGA